TACTAAGTTGTCTATAAAGGAATTTTCTGTAAAACCACTAGCAGAGCGAAATACTTCTCCCGATATATCCTGAAAGATTCCGGTTTGTAGTACTAAGTTATCTATAAAGGAATTTTCTGTAAAACCACTAATCGCAGTCGAACTGTCAGACAGAACATTTTTGAACTGACCTATTTCGGTCTGTATTTTTTTTCCCTCGATTAAAACAAGAGGGTCTAGCGCTTGCTTTCCTATTACATATTTATCTTGTCCTATTTTTTTAATAGGATGACTTATCTCGAAGAAGTCCATTATTTAGCCTTCATGGTATCTCCCTCAATCTTCCACAGGCTAAAGTCTGTATCAAAAGGAGGTTCTCCATGTATTGGGATAAGATAATTGCCTTTAGTCTCCCATACGCTAAATTCAGAATCGGGATCTTCCGGAAGCTCTTCAACTGGGAGAATGGAGTCTTTGTGGGAATTGCTTTTTTGCGGCTTTTCGATTTCCCATAGATTAAAATTGTTCGTGGGGACAACATCGTAAACACCCGTATCCTTGTAGGTTAAAGAATAGGTAACCGTGAAACCTGAGATTGTGTGTGGTCTTTTTATAAAAATACCTCCAGCCTCATCGTTTTGTATTTTTACCGCCATGTCCGACTCCAGGTATATTATATCTTTATTTAACGGAGAAACAAGCTCTCTATTGTCGTATCTTCTGTTTTTTGCAGTGTGAAACTGAATCGGATAGGGGGAGTGGTTAAAAATAGTGACATGGTCAAGCAGTCCCCTTTTATACATTTCATTAAAATCTTCGAGCTCGTAAGAGTTTATCAAGCTAGCTCCTACGTTTTCCTGTCTAATCCCAAACATAGTATCAGTATGAAAACATTCTGTTTTATCTACGCCCCTATTTGGGTCTGTATATTCTGCATGTATAAAGTAATCCGGATGAAACTCTTCTGGCGTATTCGCGTTCATTCTTCCATTGTTAAAATAAGTTCCGTATATATCATCAAACAAGCTTCTGTCTGTGCCGTAACTCTGCCCTGTAGAATACCCGTATCTATGATGATCTGGGATGTTCTCAAGCAATATAAAATCTTCTTCTATTTTTTGGTTTACGGTTTTAGTTTTTAATTTCCACTGTTGGGATAATTGCCTTGATCTAGGGATTCCATTTTCGCATACATTTAAGGTTCCTCCTACGTTATCTAATTTACCTATTACGGCATTCAGTAACCTATGGGTTTCTCCATCGTGATCTAAATCGACCCCTTTTCGAATCCCTGATAATTGACGAGAAATGCCAGAAAGTAATTCGTGGGTTTGTACATCATGATCGAAATCAACCCCTATATGTATGTCCGCAAGCTCCCCTGAGATGCCAGAAAGCAACCTGTGTGTCTCTGTGTCGTGATCAAAGTCAACGCCTATATGTATGTTGGAAAGTTCTCCAGACAACCCAGAAAGCAACCTGTGTGTCTCTGTGTCGTGATCAAAGTCAACCCCTATATGTATATTAGAAAGTTCTCCAGACAACCCAGAAAGCAACCTGTGAGTCTCTGTATCGTGGTCTAAGTCAACCCCTATATGTATATTAGAAAGCTCTTCAGACAACCCCGAAAGTAGTCGATGGGTCTCTATATCATTATTATTGCCTAGGGCGCCAGATATTCCTGATAGTAGCCTGTGGGTTTCTCCATCATTATTATTTCCTAATGATCCAGATATTCCCGATAGTAGCCTATGGGTTTCTCCATCGTTATTATTTCCTAATGATCCAGATATGCCTGATAGTAGTCTATGGGATTCCGTATCTTGGTCTAGGTTTACCCCGATATTTATATCGCTTAGGGCCCCCGTAAAACCTTGTATGGTTCCTGATATCCCAAGCAATATCTTGTGAGTATCGCTTAAGTCGATGTAACCACTGAATATATCTGACTGGGGCTCCCAACGCCCCGAGTCATGACTCCAGCTGTAATTAAAAGAAGGGGACGGTGATAAATGATCAAGCTTCGTTATATCAGTGTATAACGGATTGTTTTTAAAATCTTCTGGGTTCTTCATGCCAGAAGTTATTACACCGAAATTTTAGTCTCTATCTAGAGGATGTTTGACTCCCCTTCTTTTTGAGCTATATTCTTTAAAGAATTTTTTTTGTATTGGGTCGTAACCGCACTTATCTTTTCTTTTTTGACTTAATTCCTTACTCTTGTCTAGAAAATCTCCGTAGGTACCTTTTTTGTTATTGGTCTTATCCTTAAATGCCTGTTTGTCGAACGGGTCAATCTCTGCATCTATTGATGTTTGAGGGGAATGGAAGACCCTGTTCCATTTTAATCCAGAGTCATCTACATAAATATGCTTATCGTTCATTGATTGTATTAAGTCGATAGTTTTTCCGTTTTCTGGGTGCTCGTATGTATATAGAGGCATTATTCTAGTATCCTTTCTAGTGTGTTCTTGTATGTGAATTTGTTCCTAAGTTTGATACCTTCATTGTTCTCGTTTCTGCAAATTGATTCAGCCTTTTCCATTGCGGATACAAACTCTTCTTCATCAAAGGTATACATGCTTCCCTGGTTAAACGCAGCCCCTTTATGGAAGAACATGTTGTCGTATATTTCTTCTTTTCCGTCTGGCTCTACTAATATGCAGTTTTCTTTGGTCGCCCAATCTTTATGGCTCGTTGAGTTAAGTACGATACTCCACTTGCCCAAACAGGATGCGTTAAAAGAAGGAAGGTTCCAGCCCTCCGCTCCGCTCATTCCTCCTATATCAATATCTATAGAGTTCAAGAAGTCATTTACTTGTGCGTTTTGCGGTAGGAACGGAAGGAAGTTTATATTTCCATAAGCCTTTCCTCCCAACGTTTCTCTCAAGATAGATTCCATTTGCTCTTTTTTGAAAAACGGGTTGGTTACGCAACATGTTAGTTGGTAGTTATAGTTGTTTCCGTATTTCTTTATCCAGGCTTTTATTAACTTGGCTGTGTGTTTTCTTTTTTCAAACTTTCCCATTAATCCAAAGTGGATCTTGTTTCCCATGTAGGGCTTGTCTGTTTTGAAAAACGTTTCATCAAAACCTAGCGGCGCAAAGCTGCTGCCCGGGAATTTATCCGAAGCATAAGAGCTACTAAACACAAGCTTATCCTGCATGGATCCAAGATTAATCTCACTGCCTGTAGGTTTATCGAGCTCAAAAAAGGTATAAAGTATTTGTTTTCTACTTATCCTGTTTTCAGAGCCGTTTAGATGCCACATTTGCAATGTTGTTGTGTCTTTGTTTAATTTTGTAAACCTGTTGTTTATGGAGTCTTCTAGCCAGTTTTTGAATTCCTCGCTCTGTTCTCCAAACGAGTTAATATCAACCTTGCCAATAGGAAATAGAGCCAAGTCTATACCTTTTTTGAAAATTTCCCTAAGTATGTTAAAGGAAACGTTACCGAAGGACAAAGAGTTTAGCGGGGCTTTGAATATTAATTTGTTCATCAGAATGGAATGTCCGCAAATTCATCTTCTTCGATTGGTGCGGATTGCTGTTGGTTGTTGCTTGATTCTTGATTCTCGCTAGATTTATCCAAGAAGGTTACTAGGTCGGCTATACAAAACAACTTACTTCTAGTCTCTCCGCTCTTGGAGTTCCAGGTGTTTAATTGAAGCCTCCCTTCTACTAGAACCTTCCTTCCCTTACTGAGGAACCTTGCGCAATTTTCTGCAGACTTATTCCATGTCTCTACATCAACAAATGTAACAGAGTCGTTAACTTTATTATTTATGGCTATGCTAAATACACAAACCGACTTTCCTGATTTAATCTCTTTAAGCTCTGGATCTTTCGTTAGATTGCCTAGCCCTATGAACTTATTCAAAACTTAACTCCCCTTTCAATTCTTCTTGGACGTGAACAACCGCTGAGTTGTGAATGTTTATGCAGCCTTGTATACTTAATTTCATTTTGTTTCCTATGTCTTTCCATGCCATAACTTTGTTTTTTGTTCCTATAATATATCTCATTTTAAATATTTTTTCAACTCTTTTGTCGGGGTGATGCTTGATGATTGATAAAACTTTATCAAACATGTCTCTCTTTAGTGATTCAGCCATATTCTCTTCGTTAAAATTTGGGTTTTCGGGCATATTTTCTATATATTCAGAGTTGAACACCGGCTTTCTTTTGTTTTTATTGTAAGTGTTCAGGCAAGACCATTTAGTTTCGTTCCCCAGGTAAGTGCTGAATTTAGCACCTCTACTTTCGTCAAAATTAAGCGCCGCTAGGTATATCTTGTACTCCTTGTCTTTTACCAGCTCAGACCTGTCTATGTAGGGGTTGCCGTTTGATGAGTAGGCATTAACCATGTCTAGATAAATACCGCTATGTCTTTCGACTAAATTTTGCAAATTCTCCTCAACGTTCTTATCCTCCTTGATTTCGTTTATTATTTCTAAATCAGATAAATTATTCATAGTATAGATTTTAGTATTTCATTTACCTCGTTGTTTATCTTGATCATATCTTCTGTATCAAAGTTATTCCATTTTATTCTGAAATTAGATTCTTTTCTTAGGATGGGGTCGTTCTGTTTTTCATCTTCGTTTGGGGGGACTATGCCGGACCTAGATACATGTATCGAAGACCCCCCTTCTTTGTGTACCCATTCTATTTCGTTCTTGAATCTAACGTCCGTTATGAAGACAATTTCTTCGCTTTTTTCAAGGCGTCTCATTTTGCCTCTCACTTTCTCTATCCAGCAATCTGGGTTCATCTTTCTTCTTATGTGTGTGCCGTAGGTAACTAGAAGCGGGCGTATAATCTTCTTTTCTTCGGTATCTTCAGTAAATGCTGATATGCCTACGTATTTGCTCAAGATAGTGTCTGCCTCTTCTTTCAGTTCGTCCGCGAATGCCATTCTCCTGTGCCCTATTCCTTCCTGATCCAGTAATGGTTTACAAAATTCATAAAATGAATCTTTCCCCGACCTCGCCAGCCCCGATATTCCTATTATCTTCATATTTTTTATGCTCCAAATATACTTTTCATATTAGATGAAAGCTCGTGCATTCCTGCATTGGCGAGCATTCTTGATACAGAGTGGTAAGCTACCAGCTCATCATAGTCTTCATCCATGACATCATGCTTTAGTTCGTTGGATATCATTACTGATGAGAGTTTTAACTGCTTACCTCTTTTTTTCAGCATTCCCGTTAAGGCTACGGTGCATGCTTCGACCTCATCTTCGGCGGATAGAATCACCGACCAGTCAGAACACTTTATTAAAAAGTATCTATCATCACTTAAATCTATAAATTTCATGAGAACAGTATATCATCAAAACCCAATAATGTCAATATCTTATATTTATATATTAATAAAAAATATAGTAAGGAACTCTATACTATTAACATCGTACAATTTTTTCAACTACTAAAGTTGATTTTTATGAATTCTACTTGACGAAAAACGAATCGTATGTTACTATTGTCGGCATGAGGAAATTTATACAGATACCAATGGTAATACAAGAAGATGTGATTAGTGGAAGATTAATAGGAAACGATTTAGTAGTATATAGTTATTTATTGATGAAAGGGGGGCACGGCAAACCTATATTCTTTTCCAATAACAAAATAGCAGAAGACCTAGGGGGGATGTCCTACGGCAAGATATCGGCAAGCATGAAGAGGCTTTCCAAAAACAACCACATAAAAAGAAGAAAGACTGCAAACAAGATGTTAACCCAGCTAAAAACATTTGTGATAGAGGGCAAGGTTCTAGTAAACGGGAGGGTGTCGTGAGAGTTTCCGTAAGGATGGAAGGGGGTTTGGGCGACCATTTTGCAGCAAACAGGTTTATACCTGCAATAAAACAGCTTCACCCAGATTGTACTATAGATCTTTTTTCAGATACAGAAGGAAACAGAGCCCAATCAAACATACTAAACGCCATGTGGCCGTCTCATTTTGAAAACATATTTATTATTAAGGACAAAAAATACAATAAATTCAAAATCAAATGTTCTAATTTCCCCGAAGAACTTCATCCCGGAAATATAAATAATGTCCCAGATGAGATTAGAGCAAGAATGGAATCCTCTTATGACAAGTTTTACGATCTTCATATAGACTCACTAGAATGGCTAAATCATGAGTATGACTGGTTCAAGAGTTTTAATTTTTTTCCCGCGCCAGAGGTTCAACCAAAAACCGGAGTAGAGCTCCCTGACAAATTTGTACTCGCACATCTATATGCTAGGGACGGTGCTGACTCTAACATGGAAGATTGGTATATAAATAAATTAATAAAAAACATAATACAAGACTTTCACCTAGTAATACTTTACGACGAAAAGTCGGAGCACAAATACTCAAAACTGATGAACGAAAACTTAGAAAACATATCTTTTCTCCCTCTATCTCTTGAGGAAATATTTTACGCATCAAGTAAATGTATAGCTTTCTTTGGTGTTGATTCTGGGGTTAGATATATACCCTACCACCTAGGAAAGCCCACGTTCACCTTTTCAAAATATTGCGAGCAATACGGAACCGTACAATATTCTTATCTTATACGTTGGTTATTTAACGAAAAGTTTGTGTTCCCATTGCATTATGATATAAAAAGCGCGTCTAGAATAATAAAAAACACATTAAGGAATCCGGCGTACAAGCTCTACCCCTTCCTGTTGGATAATATAGAGCAGCTTGTAGCGCAGAGAGACATAACAGGGTATATCACAGAATGAGAACAGCATTATTATTTAGCGGCAAACTCGGAGACTGGAAGCATTGCGTGGAGTCAATTACAAAAAACATAATCTGGCCATTAAGGCCAGATATCTTCCTTACAACCTGGGAAGACCAACCGTCTTACGACTTTGCTAATTATTACAACCCTGTAAAACGGGAAATACTTAATTTTGAGAAAACAATGAAGCTATTGGATCCAACAAAGAACTTGCCCTGCGAGCCAGGCCCCGGACTAATTCCGATGCTGGTAGGGGTAAAGGCCTCAAACACGATGTTTCATAATTATGCTTCGTTGAAAAAAATTAATTATGACTTAGTCATAAGGCTAAGGCCGGACATACAAGTACTAGAGCAAATAAAAACTCACGAAATAAAAGATTGCTTAAAAAACAAACACATTAGATTGCCGTTATTCGAAAGTGACAATATTTATGATCATGAAAAAGAAATGAAAAATGAATTTAGTTTTAGTTTTGTGCATGAAAAAGCTTCACTGCCAAATCAAGTTAACGACCAACTAGCGATAGGAAGCCCAGACCAAATGAATAAATATGCCAACTGCCTGTCCAGAGTGACGACATCTATACAAACTATGTGGGATAGTGGGTACCCAGAATACATGATTAAAGTCCCCGAGTCCGTAATAACAACATGCCTGAACATACAACAATGTAAATACAAACAATTGACAGGTACAAATTCCTTTGGTAATATAAAAACGATCCTATGCAAAGATGGTAAAAAATGGAGAAACAGGGGACATACATCTACAATAGCTGAATGAAAATATTCTTTCCAGATATACATATAACCCTAACTAAAAACTTAAGCTTAAGCCTGGAGAAGCTTGGGCACCAATTAATAATTCCCTCTGAAGAATACGAAATATCAGAACTACCTCCCCAAGGGTGGGCGTGGAACAAGTCTCACTCAAGGAAATCTACTGAAAAGTATGGATTTGCAAAAAACACTATCTATGCCAGCAAAGAAGAAATTCTCGACATAAAACCAGAGGTTATATTTGTAAGCGCGTTTGAGAATCAATTCGAAGTTATAAACGTATTGTGGCAAGAGGCTAAAAAATGGGGAGCTAAATTAGCGTTTTATAGCGGAAATGATTATTGGGATACAGCTTACCCATGGGACATAATACAGAACTATATGCCCGCAGATCAGCTGGCAGCAAGGCTTTGCGAAAAAAACAAAAAACACTACTTCCACTACAGGCCATGGATTGATTACGAAATGTTTTCCTACGAAGGCGTGAGCGATTCAGATATAATAGGAACTTATATATGCAATTATAAAGACAATTTCCCCGAAGACTTCGAATGCTACAACAAAATAAAAAAAGCAACCTCAGCGGATTATTTATTATGCGAAGATAAGACTAAAAAAGAGACGTCCGAAGTGATGAATAAAAGCTGTGCAACACTGCACATTAAGAGACTAGAAGGCTATGGCTTCGCAGTTATAGAAAGCATGGCAAAAGGTAGGCCCGTATTCTTCTGGGAACCTTTAACGGAAGGAAAGAGCTATCTTCAATGGTTAAAGTTGGGCGTAACAGCCTTTACATTCAGAGATCTAGGGGACTACACATCTCAGTTAAATTTCTTTCTCTCCAATAAAGAATTTAGGAATGAGGTTCAATTTAATTGCTCTAAAAAAATAAGAGAGATAATAAACAACGAAGAACAAAATCTTAAATTAAATAATTTCTTAAACAACTTATTATAATGAAATTACTAATAGTATTACCCACTAGAAATAGATTAAATAAATGCATAGAAGTATTAAAGTCATATATAAACCTATCGACACATAAAGAAACTAGATTCGTGATCAGCTGTGACAAGGACGATAGATCAATGAATCAAAAAACAACTATCGACTTAATTCGCTCCTTCCCAAATGTAAGTATTATATTTAATGAGAATAGGATAGTAAAAAATAACCTAATTAGCAATTTCACAACAAAAATATGTGCAATAAACTCAGGAGTCAAAGATCAAGATTTCGACGTATGCCTACTCGCGAGCGACGACATGCATCCAGAGCTCATTGGTTATGATTCTACAATAGTTGATGATATGAAAAAATTCTTTCCAAATACAGATGGAGTTCTTTGGTATAATGATGGCTACCAAGGGCAAAACCTAAACACACTCTGTATCTTAGGAAAGAAATATTATGACAGATTCGGATATATATATCACCCTTCCTATATAACCCTTTATTGCGACAATGAATTTACCAAAGTCTCACAAAAACTAAATAAATGTCAATACATAGACAAGATAATAATAAGACACAAACACTGGTCTCACAAGGACAATAATAACTCAAGAGATTCTCTTGACGAAAAAAACGACACATTCGCCGCAAGTGATGAAGCCAATTTTAGGATGAGACTTAAAAATGATTTTAAGTGAACAAAAAATAATATTCATTCATGCCCCCAGAACTAGCGGGACATCGATCGAGAATGAAATACTAAAAGACCAATTAGTGCCAGATCATCAAAAACACCTAAGGGCAAGCCAAATAAAGCAGCACCTAAATAAAGAATGGGATGATTATTTTAAGTTTACAATAGTCAGGAACCCCTGGGATAGAGTTATATCTTTTTATCACCAAGTTTTCCACGAAGCTTACGGAATAAGAACTGGAAAAAGTTTGTTATTTTTCTTGAAACATTATAGACCCGCCCCCTGGGAGCACGGGTTTCAGTGCTCTGATTATGCCGATGAAGAAATGGACTTAATTATCAAATTCGAAAATAGAGAAAAAGGGTTAAATTCCCTTCGAGATATTTGCGGCATCAAGGTTGACCCCAATAAAAAATCAAGATCAAGAGATAGGGATAAAAAAAATTATAGAGATTATTACGACAATGAGACTAGAGACATAGTCAGGGAATCTTTCGCAAGAGATATAGAGCTATATGGATATGAATTCTAGAATAAAAGTATCGGTAATCAATGGAAGCGAAGATACCTTACACGACCCAATACTAGGAAGACCATTTTCCCATAATCTAGACCGCATAGATTATACAGAAAAACATAACGAAGCAGATGCGATATTATTACATCTAGATTATCTAGAATGCAATAGAGACTTTGACAGACTATCAAACACAGATTTATATAAAAAATACGGAGATAAATGTTTTTGTTTAGCGATGCACGACAACCCAAGCTTCGCCTACAAAGATAGCGTTTGCACTAAATTCATATGCCAACCATTGATGGGGTCTATAGAGAATTCCCACAGAAAAATAATACCAATACCTCTAACTATGAGGCATTTTGAATACGAAATGATTAAAGATGCTTTTTTCATAAAAGAATGTAGAGCCTCAAACAAAATAAATAACTTTTGCTTCACAGGTCAAACAGGTTACGCCAATAGAGATAAAATATTCAACTACAACCTACCAAAGTTCGACAAAGAGAAAACAAAACCTATCTGGCATATAAAAGATAAAGAAGAAAGAATAAAATTAAATAAAAATTTCTGCAAAAGATTATCTGCTTCTAAGTTTTCATTTGCTCCTAGAGGGGCGGGAAGTAGTTCATTTAGGCTCTATCAATCAATGATGTCGGGAACAGTTCCTATAGTTTCAGGCATGAATGATTACCCATTTCAGGACGAGGTCAGCTGGGACTCTATGTGTGTTAGAAGAACTATAGACCCAATAGAACTTCTCTCTATTGAAGATGACAGCTACAAGAAAATAAGGAACAGCGCAATAAACTTCTGGGACCAATATGTAAATATAGAAAAATGTGACAAAATACTATTTGAAAAATTCATATTAAATAGAAAATAATAAATTAAAAAATACTATCCAGTATGAACAAATCATACGGAAGCGAAGACCTGCAAAGAAACTGGTACGATGTAAATAAATATCTAGCAAGCAAAAAATGGGAAGAAAATAAAATCCTAACCAAATTACGACCCTCAATGGAGACGTTAAAAGGAAAAAAAGATTTGGTTGGAGTTGAGTCAGGAATTGGGAGTTGCCTGAACTCTCAAAATATATATACAAATCTAGATATAAGGAAGCTTTACCTGATTGACGTAAACGATCCCCCCAGAGAGCCTGGAACCTCACTAATAAACAGAGACAATGTTGAGTTCATGAAAGGAAATTCCATCGACAAGCTTAAGGAGATAGACGAGCCGCTAGACTTTGTTTACCTAGACTCAAGCCACGAATTTAATCATTTACTAAAAGAAATTAAAGCTATTTATCCAAAAATCAAAAAAGGAGGAATTATAGGAGGGCATGACTACGAACATATCGGAGTAGTTTCTGCAGTAAACACGTTCATGTTTAATATATGGAGACATATAGGAAAGAAGCCCGACTCATTCTTCTTTGAATCATGCCTAGATGAACATCCAGGCATTCCAGAGGAATACTCCGACTTTGGATTTCCTGTTGACTGGTGGCACATAAAGGAGCATGAACTTCCAGAAGATTTCGAGATACATGAACTGAGAAACGGCTAACCTGTGAAGATCAAGATATTTATAGTTACCTACCTAGGGGATAAGAGGTTACGGGTCACCCTTCCATCTTTATTTAATAGTGATATAAATAACTTTGACTTCGAAGTTTTTTTGATAAACAATCACACGACTTTAAAAATACCAGAAGAATTTAAAGATAAAATCTCAGTAATGAACAATGACCTGAGACCCAATTGGTCTACTGGGCACCTTTCGAGAAATTGGAACCAGGCCATCATTAATGGATTTAAGTCTTTAAAAAATCCTGATTGTGATATAGTAGTTTGCAGTCAAGACGATTCTGTATTCAAAAAAGACTGGGCATCAAAATGCGTAAATTTGCATAAAAAATATTCATTCATACAAAACGGACATGGGGACCAATTCCACTCTTACCTACCGGAATCTATAATTAAAACCGGACTATGGGACGAGAGGTTTTGCGGGCTATTCAGGCAGGCTGCGGATTTCTTCTGGAGATGTGTTATGTACAACAAGGATGGGTCATCGATACAGGACATCGGACACAATAGGGTATTAAACCCAATATTAAAAAACGACGAAACAGGTTCTAGAAAGTACCTTGTAGACCCAGATGTCAGAAAAATAGACGAAAAACAATGGAGCGATTCGGACACTATAAATAACTCCATATCGCTAAAACTGATACTTGATAAATACGGGTTTGATCCGTACCCCTGGACAGCAGAGACTATAAGCAGGGCTGGAAACAAAACATTATCTAAAAACTATATAACATATCCCTACTTCGAGAAAGACATAGAAGAGCTCTCGGAAAAGAACTATCTTGTTTAAATGATTAAGGCGATACTATTTGATCTTGACGGAGTTTTAGTTGACTCTAGAGATATGCATTACCACTGCTTAAATAAATCCCTAAGCTCTTTGGATCCAAAATTCACCATAAAAAGAGAGGAGCATTTATCTACATACGACGGCCTGCCTACCGCCAAAAAACTAAACAAGCTATCGGAGCTTAAAGGTCTTCCTGAAGATATGCATAAAGAAGTATGGAAAGGGAAGCAAGAATTTACCATAGACTTTATAAACGCAGAATTAAAACCTGACCCTGAACAAATAAAAATATTTAAAAACCTAAAAAGCAGGGGATTCAAGATGTGTGTTTGCTCGAACTCCATCAGAGAGACAACCAAAATGATACTACTTAGAAAAGGGTTGATTGAGTATGTGGAATTTTATGTAACAAACGAAGATGTGAAAAATTCCAAGCCTAACCCAGAGATGTATTTAAAGGCAATGATTAATCTTGGTTTAGCACCAAAAGAGTGTGTCATCGTGGAGGATTCTCACATAGGAAGAAAGGCGGCAATGCTATCTGGCGCGCATTTATGCGGAGTCACAAACGCAAAAGATCTCGAATTATCAAAAATACAATATACTATAGACAAAGCAAATGCAAATTCAAAAATTAACCAAAAATGGCAAGGGGGAAAAATGAACGTACTAATACCAATGGCTGGAGCAGGCTCGCGCTTCCAAAAGGCTGGATTCACATTTCCGAAGCCCTTGATTGAAGTGAGGGGAAAACCAATGATTCAAGTAATTACAGAAAACTTGAACATAGAGGCAAAACATATATTTATAGTTCAAGAAGAACATTATCACAAATATAGTTTAAAAGAAACCCTGGAAATGATCTCTCCCGATTGTGAGATAGTAACGGTTAACGGAGTAACAGAAGGTGCGGCCTGCACAACCCTACTAGCCAAAAGCCTTATCGATAACGACGAACCTCTACTGATTGCAAACTCAGATCAGTTTGTAGAATGGGATAGTAATGAATTCATGTACTCGATGGTGGGGGATAATATTGACGGGGGCATATTAACCTTTTATTCAACTCACCCAAAATGGAGTTACGCAAAGCTAGATGAAAACGGCTTTGTCTCGGAGGTTCAAGAGAAAAAGCCAATTAGCGACAAAGCAACAGTGGGTATTTATTATTGGACTAAAGGTTCGGATTACGTAAAATATGCAGAGCGGATGATAAAAAATGACGTAAGAGTTAACAATGAATTTTACGTTTGTCCGGTCTATAATGAAGCAATCAATGATAATAAAAAAATAAAAATCTTTGATATTCCGGAAATGTGGGGACTAGGAACTCCAGAGGACCTAAAGTATTTTCTAGAACACCAAGGGAGAGAAGACTCGGATCCTGACCTATGGGCGAACACTCCAAATCCGAACGAATAAAAATCTTGAAAAAATATAATCTAAACAACTTTAAAGGAGGCTGGGTTGCGGGAAATTTTGCGCCCACTATATTTAAAACCAAAGAGTTTGAAGTTTCCGTAAAAAGTTACGAAAAAGGAGAGTACCAAGATAGGCATGTCCACAAAGAGGCTGAGGAGCTATCGATAATAATACAGGGCTCAGCAAGAATGAACGGAGAAATTTACAAAAAAGACGATATTATTTTAATAGAAAAAAACGAGGCTACAGATTTCATGCCGCTTGAAGATAATACTATAACCTGCGTAATCAAAACGCCCTCAGTGATTGGGGATAAATATTTCACGGATGATACTGATCTCCCATAGAGGTAATACCGAAGGTCCGAACGAGAAAAGAGAAAACTCAATAAGCTACATACAAGAAGCTCTAGACTCGGGGTTTGACGTTGAAATCGATGTCTGGGCGAAAGAACAGCTATGGCTTGGTCACGACAATCCTGAAAATCCGTGTCCAATGAAATTCCTAATTCAGAATTTTAGACACTTATGGATTCATTGTAAAAACCTAGAAGCTATGGATTTATTAAGCGAATTTAAGGTATTAAATTATTTTTGGCACGAATCAGACGACTTCACATTAACTTCCAAAAACTTTATATGGACATATCCAGGGAAGAGGGTTAGCAATAAGAGCGTTCTTGTTGTGGATGACGCAAGAAATTACGGAGGGCCGCCCTGCTTTGGGTTATGCTCTGATTATTTAAAATGAATCACTGGAACCCGCACAAATTAAAAGACGAATCAGGTAAAGAGTTAAAGTATGTACCTAGCTTTACTAATTTTGCGTTGTACCTACAAAAAAAAATACTAAAAAGATTCGAAAAGTTAGAAAACTCTGTATCAATAATAATACAAGGGCCGATAAACGATAGATCAATCAACACTATAGATAGTTATTTAAAATACGGAGAGGTTATAGTTAGCTGCTGGGATAAAGACGAAGTAAATAAACTAGACAAATATAAAGATAAAATAAAAATAGTAATTAATAAATACTCAGACTTACCAAAATTTCAAAAAAAACCGGGCGCACAAGCCCCATGGATATACCAGCACTTCACTGCATTAAATGGACTCAAAGCCGCAAAAGGTTTCTTTTGTATAAAGGTCAGGTCAGATGAGAGCTTCCCAAACCTAGACCTTCTAGTTCATATGTTAAAATCCAATACTCACAACAATAAAAACGAAAAAACAAAAAATTATAATTGGTTTAAAATAATAACCTCTAACATTTATTTTAGATTCTCTAGGGAAAATAAATTTCACCCTTCAGATCATATTGTAGCTGGACAGAAAGATCGAATGATCTCGGTTTTCGCGAGGGCCGTATCTCTATGCTCGCTTAAAAATGTCTCTAGATTCCCAGAACAATTATTATGCAAAGCTATAATAGAAACCTACTGGGACCCTATTAACAAAAAGTATGACAAAATCAAAGAGAGCAATTGCACAGAATTAATGAAAAAACATTTTGACATAATTAGAATAAAACATTTACCTAATCACATATGGACATCTAGTTACAGAAAATACAGCAACCTATACTCAGAAGAAGATTGGTGCCATCATATAGATAAAATTAATAGTTGAGAAAAAAAGATTCTAGGATAGTATCTCTTATAAAATCAATAATATATTATGAGCATATCACTATACAAACCAAACAGTAAAAACGCAGGTTGCGCATTTAATTTTAAAATCGGAGTCAACAGAAACAAAGAACCTGTTGTTTATGTTAGTGCAATACAACAATACAGCTGGGACGACAAGAAAAGATCTGGAAACTTTTCTGGAAATAAAGACAATCCAGACAAAAACATAAACCTAAAGTTTAGTGAATTTGAGATTGGCGGAATTATCAGCTCATTAAACAAGCGTTACGAATATTCAGCGTTCCACAGCTACGAAGAAAACAAAACGTCCATTAAGTTTGTTCCGTGGGACAAGCAGCAAAAAACGCAGAACGGTTCTATTACCCTACCAGCCTTTGGCATAACTTTCACAAGAAACGGAAATCAGTCATTCAGAATACCTATTGAGCCTGGAGAAGTGGAAAATCTTGATCAGTTTTTGAAATTCTACCTCAAAGAATTGTATTCCCATAGAAGAAGAGAAGAAATCAAAAACATACAAAAATATAAAAAAGACCAACAAGAGGAAACTAAAAAGCCCACGGGCAATGACGAAGCTCCTTTTTAAATGAAGAAGAAAAAGGTATTAATACACAGCAATCACTGCAAGGCTTTTACTGGCTTCGGAAAGCATACTAAAAATATACTTCTCCACTTAGAGAAAACAGGAAAGTACGAACTGGTTGAATTCTCAAACGGAATCAAATGGGGAGACCCGATACTTTCAACCCTGCCATGGAAATGCCAAGGCTCACTGCCAAACAATCCAGCCCTGCTGCGCAAGCTAAATGAAGATCCCGGCTTAGCTAGAAGCGCTGGATACGGAGGGCAAACTATAGATAAATTTCTAGAAGAAGAGAAGCCTGATGTATATATAGGTATAGAGGATATTTGGGCTTTTTCTGGATATACAGAAAAGAAGTGGTGGAACAAAATTAACTGCATGATATGGACAACGCTAGACAGTTTACCCATTCTGCCGGAAGCTGTCAAGCTCGCCCCTAAAATAAAAAACTATTACTCCTGGGCGTCATTCGCATCTAAAGAACTAAACAGGCTTGGCCACGAACATGTCAAAACTTTACATGGCGCTCTGGATACATCTAAATTTTTCAAACTTAAAGATGAAGATAGATTAAAAATAAGAAAAGAACAAAACATAAAAAAAGATGACTTCTTAGTGGGGTTTGTTTTTAGAAACCAATTAAGAAAAAGCGTTCCAAATTTAATTGAAGGGTTTAAAATATTCTGCAATCAGAACCCAGAATCTAAAACTAAACTGTTATTACATACTCACTGGAAAGAGGGCTGGGACATTCCTAGATTAATTAAAGAAAAAGGCATTGACCCAGAAAAAGTAGTTACGACTTATTTTTGCAAGAACTGTAAAAAGTACGAAATAAAAGCTTATAAAGAAGAAGATCTGGATTGTAGATTTTGTGGCGCAGAGAAATCTCAAGTAACAACCAACACTAAAGCTGGGGTCTCCGAAGAGCAGTTAAACGAGATATATAATTTAATGAATGTTTATTGCCACCCCTTTACTAGCGGCGGGCAAGAAATACCTATTCAGGAAGCTAAACTAGCAGAGCTTATAACCCTGGTTACGAATTACAGCTGTGGAGAAGATTGTTGTACCGATGAAAGCGGAAGCTTGCCTCTTAGCTGGACCGAATACAGAGAGCCTGGCACTCAATTTATAAAAGCAAGCACTAACCCCCAAAGCATAGCTAATCAACTCAAGAAGGTTCTCAAAATGAAGCCTAGCAAGGCGAAAGAAGTGGGCAAGAAATCGAGAGAATTTGTAATAAATAATTATAGCATAGAGGTCATCGGAAAGAAGCTGGAGTCTATCATAGATGAAATGCCCGATGTTGACTGGGATTTTAATTTTGAAGTAGAAGAAAAGAATGCAGGCTACACACCTCCACATATCGAAGATAACTCAGAATGGGTTATAGACTTATACAAAAATATACTAAAAATAGATCTAGACAGCACAGACGACGGACACAAGCATTGGATGAAAAGACTATCTGAAAATATGCCAAGAGAGGATGTCTTAAAATACTTCAAACAGGTAGCGACTCAAGATAATCAAAAAAATCAAAAAATAGACTTTATAGAGCTTTTAGATAAAGACGACGAAGGAGGCAGGCTCTTGATATCTATGCCCCAAAGCATTGGAGATATCTACTTATGCACATCGCTATTAAAAAACATCAAAGAAACTTACCCTAATTACAACATTTACTTCGCAACAAAACCAGAGTATTTCGACATACTAGACGGCAACCCATATATACATAAAGTGATACCATATAGCAAGGGACTGGACAGTTTGCCATCAATGGAGGGGCAAGGAAATCATAAAGGTTTTTTTGAAGTAGCGTTTCTTCCGTTTATAGGGACGCAAAGAATGTTGAATTACATGCACAACGGTAAAGATAAAATACAATTTAATTTATGCACTTAATCGAACAATACGCCTTATCGTGTGGAGTTAAAATAGATAAGCCCCACATAGAGACTTGCTTTTACCCCATAGCCGAAAACAAATACATAACCCTTCATGCGAGCAGTGGAATGCAAGCAAAGAATTACGACTACTATAATGACGTAATGGAAATGATTCTGCCTCATTTAAATAGCGAAGGAATTAAGGTTATACAAATAGGCGGAAAAGAAGATAAATCAATCAGGGGTTGCGAGCATTTGCACGGAAGAACAAATATAAAACAATCCGCATATATCATACAGAATTCGCTTTTGCATTTTGGGAATGATTCATTTAGCACTCATGTAGCCTCTGGCTTTAATAAAAAAATAGTGTGCCTATATAGCGTACTATTTAAAGAGTGTTGTGGTCCATATTGGGGAGACAAAGAAAACCAGATACTTATCGAGTCCCACAGGAACGGGCTAAAGCCGTCGTTTTCTGACAGTGAAGCGCCGAAGATGGTGAATTTAATTAAACCTGAGGAAATAGCTTCGTCTATTTTAAAATTGTTAAAAATCAAAAATACCATTTCAGAAATAGAAACTCTACATTTAGGGCCTCAATACCACATCCCAGCTATTTCCGTAGTTCCCAACCATATAATGCCCGCAAGCTTTGCCAAGGGTCAACCCGTTAACATATGGGGTCATGAATGTTTTGACGAGCAAAATATAGCAAAATGGGCATACGATAGAAAATGTAATATATTTCTCGACAAACCAATGAAAGTTAGATACTTAGATGTTATACGTAAAAATATAAACAGAATAAATTATTTCGTATCACACGACAGCAAAGAAAGTTATTTTAAATCTCTAGAAAAAGGAGGCGTTAGATTCAATCTATTATGCAAAGATGAAAGTATAATAAATGAACTAAGATTAAAATTCTTCGACTGGCCGATTACTTTATTAAAAGAAAAAACTAAAAAAGATCTTGACAATTCTGAAAAACTATGTAATAATAGTCGTTATAAAAATTCAATGAAAATCATATCAGGAGGACAAATATACAGCAGTAAGGCTGCTTGGAAAAATGAGCTCGAAGGAGAACATGACCAAGTTATAGACTGCCCTGAATTCTGGGAAGAAATTGATACTCTAAAAATTTATAACGACAAAAATCATGGTAAAAACAAAGACATCAGAAAATAATTCAGAAAACGAAGAACAAAGTAATTTAGTTTATATCAAAAACTACAAAGACGGTCCAGGCAAATTTCTTAGAAATGAATTTGGATTACTTGATAATGTAGATTACGAATTCTCGGAGGATGGCTCTGTGAATTGGAGAGCTATGATTAAAGACGAAAACCTCTTTCCAAATAAATCTTGGTTCAGTTTAAGAAAAAAAGATCTACCTAGATCTATAATAGGGCTGAAGGATTATCAATTATTAATAAAACTTAGCGGGATTAAAGAGTTAGCTAAATTAAGAGGGTTTTCAGATGTAGCGTATGAAACAGTTAGGTGTGAGTTAAATCATGTTGCCGTGGTATGCAGAATGAAATTCCTACCAAACTATGAAACTTTCGGGGAACCAGTGATCTTTCAGGATATGGCTAACGCCACTTTAGATAACACTAGTAGCTTTGCGACTAAGTTCTTAGAGACCATAGCCTGCAATAGAGCTTTCGTTAGGTGCGTAAGAAATTTCCTAAACGTTCATATTGTAGGGGACGACGAAATAGATAAATCCAGCCAAACAGGATCAACTAATTCCTCGAGTGGGTCGCTAACTCCATCCTCCATGATAGAGTCTCTTGTGAGCGACAAATTAAACTGTTCTAATTTTGAAGAGTTTAAAGTGATACTTAGGGATTGGTGGAAGAGCGGAAAATATAAAAACGACTCAGTTAAAGAGTGGTTGAGTTACTCTGATATACCGCCATCAGAGTCAAGAGTGTTAATGAAAGTAATCAACTCATAGAGTCTAGCTTTTTTAGCAAGCTCTCAACCCTGTCGCTTAAAACATTAATCTGCTCTTGTTGTTCTTTTATTGCGCCAACAAGCAAAGAGGTTAATTTTTCATATTTAATAGCTTTATACCCGCTACTTCTTGTGGTGACGATCTCGGGAGCAATAAGCTCTACCTGTTGCGCGATCAAGCCTATGTCGTGACCCTTATGGGTGGACTGTTTATTATTCCAGTCAAACTCTACAGCGTCAAGGGATAGTATTTTGGACAAAGGGTTTTTTATATTTTTTATATTATCCTTTAGATTTTCGTCTGATGAATGATAAGCCACTACATCACCAATAGAAAATAATCCATTTAGGCAGCCTATATAAAAAGCGCTATCGACATCAGCTTCAATAAAATCCCCTATTATATGGGTGTTGTATTTTTCATCTATCGTGTTATTGGATCCTGCCAAGATCGAACATCTTCTTGAATTTATTATCTCGTTGCTTTCTCCAGAAAATATAGCGCAAGCAGAATCAAATCCGCCACCAAACAAAGTAGTGTCTTGTGGGGAAGCTACATAATTAACGGAAGCGGATGCACTTGATGAAGGAGCTGATGGAGGGGAAGAATTTGGAATTGGCATGATATTAAGGGATATAACCTGTTGTTTGGGTGGTGCTTATGTAATAAAATCCAGCGTCTGCAGAGGTGTTGTATATAAAAACCCAGCTAGAAACGCCTGAAAACCAAAGCCAGAAACCTTCACTTGTCGGACTTCTTATGGGATCAAAATAAGCCCATCCGCCTAGAGCATGGGCGGCCAAGGGAGCTATAAAGCCCCAAAAGGTAACTGGTTTAGATCCAAAATCAGGAAAATAAAGTAACCAATAATCTTTCCCGCTGATATTTAAAAAATCTTCAGCATAAACCCAATGATTGCTATGAGCATTATTCCCCATAAACATTTGAGTAGGAGCTGCGAGTCTATCGCAAAACCAAACATTATCCACATAATAACCTTCGCTCCAAGCGGTGGAAAGGCCCACGGGTGTACTGGCGGTAATTTCAGGATTTAAAGATCCTCCTCCGAGATGGTTTGTATTTAAAATATAAAAATCAGAACCAATAACAACCCTTCTTTGCTGACTCGACCAAACACTATTGATGTAAGTGCCGAAATCCCGTACAGGGGGATTATAGATAATTTTATTATTCCTTCCGGCAAAGACCCCTTGCTGAGAGCCCCCGTCAATTTTGTTTTTAGATCCAGCCCCAATAATGTTCGCCCCGTTATTATCTATATCTATATCAGGCATGGAATTATCGTAACCGGCTACTATTGCTGAAAAATTATCCCCAACGTTATTGTTGTAACCGTTGCCTACGAAAGAAAATCTTCCAGTGATATTATTAAGGCCTCCTCCAACTATTGATGAACCCAAACTATTTAGGTTTGAAGCTGTCTTGTGAATTTCGTTTTCGTAGCCCCCTCCTATAAACGTTGCTTGAGAATCGGTGGAGGTAGTTGCGGCGAACGATACGCTTTCCCGACTAGAATTGTTAACGAAAGATCCCTGAATTTCTATTTTTTTAGAAGCGGACCCGTACCTTATATAACTATAATCATCTGGATTACTTGTTGAGTGGTAATTGACCCCTGGACCGCCCACATCAAAATATACATCATTAGGGGGGGTTGCTGATTTATGAAGTTTAAAACCTGCGATGGAATAATCTTCGCTTGCAGAGAGAGATCCATCTGCATCGAAACCTCCAACAAAATCTGAACTCTGAATTAATCCTCCCGCTCCATTGGTTGCTGGATTATCATCGTCGCTACTTCCCATAGTCAAGCTATGAGTTATGACCGCATTGTCCGCAAGCAGTAAATTAGTTGCCACGCTTTGAAATTCGGCTCCGAATTTCTTCCAATAATCGTCTGTTTGAGCATGCGTTCCTGGAGCTACAACCAAGCTCGACGGACCGCTATTTTTCATAGCTATATAATGATGCCCATTTCCTCCTGCTGGAGATGAGGGATTATCGTAATAGACTAGATCTCCTCTCAATTCCTCTGCCGTGTCGGACCCTTGAATTCCATCCTCCATGCCGATGTAATTCTTTGTGGAATCCCACACGCCTCTATAAACAGGTGTTTTTCCTGTTGGTCCAGGAGCTCCATTGGCAAGCACACTTACTGTTGTTGAATGTTCGGTGCTTGTGCCTATACCAGAAGCGTATATAATAACAGATTGAAAGTCAATAATATCATCATTTCCGTGAATGATTTTATCAAAACCTGCGGTGTTGGTTTCTTTATTTCCAACTTTAAACGTAGCAGTTGCAACTTGAGTGTCTGAATTAAAATAAGTATTGTTTGGCTGATACTCAAAGCCATGAGTATTATAACCATTTGAATAGTCAGTATAATTAAAAACATTAGTTCCATCAGGAAGTTCCATTTTGAATCTAACATCGTTTTCGGTAATATCGCTATTATTAAATCTTACAGTAATGTTTGAAGTTTGATTTAGCTCGGGTTTAAAAATGCCATCTGCAGTCTCTTCGTAATTAAAAACCGAGGGTTCTGCATTCATTGACATTACGGTCAACTCGGAGCCGTCCTTTTGTCTTATATTTCCGTGAATAGTTAATTCGTCCTCTTCAAAAAACAACTTACCCCTTTCTGTTTTAAAAATAAAAGAACCGTTTCCACTGATCGCGAAACCCGCTCCAGGAGCGTCCACACAATCATACCCCCGAGTACCGGAATTATTTAACAATCCAAAACCAGCGCTTCTGATTTGTCCGCTGTTAGCGTCTCCACCCACCTGAATATCTTGAGATTGTATTACAGAAGATCTTATTTTATCAGCCGTTAAATTATGTATTTTTGCATTAGTTATTGCGGCTTCTTCTATATGAGCGGTACCTATTGTTGCGTTCGCAAAAGCGTGCCACATTGGGGTTGGTATGCCCCCCGCGTTTCTTGCAATAATAAAATCATTATCATCAAGCAGGCTTGGTTTTTCCGAATCCATGTCTGGCCCTGCGTAAGCAGACGGGTCGCTTGTTTCTCCTTCTCCAGCTGGGTGGTAATCAGAAACCCTATACTGCCCAGAGAATTGAATACTGCGAAGAGGATTCGTGATGGCAGAACTTACTGCAACCTCTTCCAGAATTTCTATACCATCTCCATTTAAAGGGGGTTGAGAAAATGATCTGTCTAGGGTTATTGTTGCGTAATTAGAAAATCTTTGATAATTAGATATTTTTCTTTCTTGAGTGTCTAGCAGCCCATTCTTAAAGCGTATATAATGATTATTGTATTGGTTGTTTGTTCCTAAATCATAATCCGTTTCTTTGATAGAAAATTGATTACTGGTTATATTTTGTGCCCCATCTATCTCCGCATCAATCAATCGGACAACCTTATCTCCAGGAGCAGCAAGCCCCAACATCGAGTACTGTTCTGCCGTTAAGGCGGACATATCACCGCTCTTCCAATAAATATATTTAGCTGTACTTAATCCCTGACTAGTTTTCAGATCGTGAGTGTCGCTACCCCCAATAACATAACCAACTCCGTCATTATATACAAAATGTCGGTCCCACGAAACTTCCCCTCCGTATGGCTGATTAGCTGTAAAAGGGTTGTTTGGAACTAAAGCTAGAGTGTTTGGAAATGTTTGGGTTATGTTTTGCTCAAAATCCGAAACATCTGTGGTTCTAGCCTGCCCCAAGGTCAAGTCCAAACCTATGATATCATTAGAGGATCCTAGGTTAGCGTCGCCAGTAAACGGACCTTTATTACCCGCGTGATCCACAGATCTAACCCAAAAATATCTTTTATCATTAGGCTCTCCTTGATGCGTTACTTGCACGCTTGGAGATATTGCTGAAATATTTAAAACGTTTGTTGCGTTGGTTATTCCCGAAGCTGGGTCATTAATCTCTGAGGGTATTGGACCGATACTGGTTAGGTCTCCAGTTATTCTTCTGTATCCGGATAAATTTCTTGTTTCGTCGAGAGTCGTATCCTCAGTTCCGAAATAAAGGTAGTTATCTTCCGACTCCCAAACTTCGTAATGGCTTATATCGTTTGGAGAAGTGTTTATTATGTTATTTGCAGAATTAAATTCTGCATCAGGCATTTTCCAATTCAAGAAATAATTCCTAAAAGCCGTATCTCCCTTAAAATCTTTAACAGGGCCAGGGATCGCATCTTCTGTTGTTGAGAAAACTGGCCCCATGTATCCATTTTCGTTCTGGTTATTGTACCCATGAGGATAAACCAAAACCCGCTCAAGACTTCCTTGATTATCTGTTACGTTAAATAAGTCGCCACTACCAAAAGAGTCAAAAGGAAGAAGCTTGTAATAATAACCGGTTATTTGATGTCCCAAACCCGGAATATTTGGTATCGGAGGCGAATCTGTAATTGATGTTATATTTTCCCCAAAAGTGGAGTCCCCAGGCCCCAATATTTCTGAAACAAAAGACCCTGCCCCAGAACCAGGAAAACCATTCGAATCTAGTATTGAAAAAACCGGATCACTAGATCTGTAGAGTTGAATCTTTGTTGTTTGTTCTCTTGAGCCATAAGCATAATTAAAATTAAAATGAACTTGGGTGACATTGCTCAAGGAGTCGACTTGAAAGCCTTGAGGTAATATACTAGGCTCTGGGTTATTACCAACGATCTTTCTTGAATTTAAAATTTGACCCAAAGGGCTTAAAATCGCCAACTCAAGGCCGACGCTTCTTTTTCCGCTTTCTGGAATCCCTTCGTGTTTAAAAATTCTATCGTCAAAGCCCGTGTTTAACTCCCAATAAGGAATCCACTGAGAGGCTTGGTATGAAGAGTTTATTTGTGAAGCGCTGTCAACTACAGCTTCAAGAGGCGCTCCTGTCGGATTGTTAGCTAAACATTTATATATAGCTCCGTTAGAGAATACCTTATCTCCAACTTGGTGACTCGTAGAGAAGTCGCTCGATTGGTTATCGGTATTAGCCCAATAACTATTATTACTTAAGTTTGGAACCCTTGATCCTGCAGGGGTGTTTGGGCCGCTCGAATCGACCCCGCTCCATATATCATTAGCATATACAACAAAATCTGCGCTAGAAAAATCATCAAGCTGAGACCAATTACGAATCGGAAAATCATAATTTTCAGCGAGTAAATAATATTTATTAGATGTCTCTGGGTTTTGAACTTGCCAATGGGTATACCCTGTCGAGGGAAGTATCTCTGAAGATTGTGGTACTGCAGCTATAGCTTTATAAATGTCTGCAGAAACGTTTGAAAAAGCTGAAGCGGTTTTCCAATGATTTATTCCTGTGCCTGGAGATATGTAATCAGAGCTTTCCTGCTGAATAATACATGTGTATAAAGACCCCTCGTATAAAACGCTATCGCCAACATCGAAAAACTTTCCCCCCTTATAGATTTCCGTATTACCGTTTGGAGATATAATTAAATCGCCAATAGAATAGCTTTCAAGCTCATTATATAGTCCGATAACATCGCTTGCATCAGGCCCAATAATTTCGTTATTAACTGTTCCAAACACAGAGTAAACTCCGCTAGCATAAGAGAAACTATCAGAGTGATGAAGGCCGGTTCTGAATAAATAATTTATGCCAGGACTCCAAGGCGAGACAAGAGGGGTCATCAACTTATCGGAGCTTAAAGCCGTTTCGCTTGTAGCTCTGTATAATGAGTTTTCAAATATTACATGGTCACCATTATTATACTGACCAGAATAAGAAAAATCTTGATGCGCAGGAAAACCTCCTACTTTATAAATTGAATTATTTATTTCTCTTGTATATTCATAAGTTTCAAAAACTTTTGTGCCAGGAAGATCTTCGGATATACTTTCAACTCCATTTTCAGTAACAGAAGTTCTAGAATTTAAACCTTCAGTTATTCCAGTTAGAAATAAATTTGTATCACTATCATATAAAGATCCACTTATTCCAAGAATAGAAGGTTTATCAGTAGACCCAACTAAAAATTTATATTGATTTAAATCTACTAAATTATTATCCTGATCAGTTACATTCCAACGAAAAATTAAATCATCATCTCTTTCTATAAAATTTAAATTATCTATTTTTACATCAGACTTAAAAGGATTCAGCGCACCTCCTGGATGTAAACCTGTTTCAGTTAGATTGGTTCTTACTCCTGTACCATAACCATCAATAGGCACAAAAGAATAATAATAATTATACCCCCATGTTTGATTAAATTCTTTATTATTTTCTGTTATATTTTCTTGAGTAAAAGAATGATCTATTACTGGCCCTATATTTGTCCAGTAGCTAGTGTCGCTTGTATTTACATCTGGAAAGCTGGAATATATGTAATTTTGTATACATTCAAATACAACTGAATTGTGAACGACTTTATCTCCGACTCTATAATTATTGTGCTTTTCCCAAATAGGGGCCCTGCTCAGGCTTTCGTAATGATCTATGCTTTGTTGAAGGTTATAAGGATCGTATATTTCTTCGTCGCCAGGAATAGCGAGAGATGAGATTTGAGCTGCATAAAAATCGGTATCTTGAGAGGACCAACTAAAAGACATTTTTGCCCCCCTTAAATTATAGCTTAATGAGTCAACTGTAGGTAAATAATTTATTCCAGTTAACACTCCAGTTGCTTGGCGACCAAACGCGTCGTTAGAGACAACCTCTAGCGCAAGAGTTCTGTCTAGATTTAATTCTGTTATTGTGTCATTTGACACTATAAAAGAAAAACCCGTATAAGCGTCCATCATATCAGATACCGATGCGGTATTGAGAGTTGACTGAAGAGCTACCGAGCTATTCAATTGTGTATCAGAGATTACATCGCCATTTTCTGTGTTTCTTATTTGCAGAGAAAAGTCTCTTAAAAGCTTATCGCTGAGCAGTTCGTTGCCCAACGACCTTCCTTCCTTCGCGTGGCCTGGAGGGGGAGATAGTCTCCATTCTATTTCGACATTTCTATTAATATACTCAGAATTAACTGCTAATAAATTACCGCTCTCAGAAGGTTCTATTTCGATAGTGCTTCCTATGTTTGAATCTTCTGGAAGATTTGAAACTTTGATTTCAGAAAAGGTAAAAGTATCATCAAATAACGGTGGGCTAATCGATATTTTTTCCTCAATAAATTCAGAACGAATGCCTACCTCGCTTACTGCAAATATTCTGATTGAAAATGTACCGTAATTACCATTCAGCGATATGGTCTTCTGCGCGGTTTCTCCTTCAAAATCTACAAGCTTACTCCCTTTCCCTAGGTTGTATTGAAATGAGTAATTGTCGGACGAGCCAATGACCTCGTAATTAGCCTTGAGATCGTTTACATCAAACTGAATTCCTATTGCGGTAGATAGCATTTCTTATATCGTTAAATCGGTTAATATCAAAGTGTCAGGAGCTTCTGGAATTCTCATGTCCGCTTGAGGGGGTATAGGCATAACTGGTTGCCTGACGACAGTTTGCTTGTCGACTGCGTCAAATTTAGATTGATTATATTCAAGACCAACAACTTCATACTTGTTATGAGATTTTTCTTTTACACTCATTGTTCTAAAAAGTTGCCCCTGCAAGGATCTTTCAACCTCGGAAACAGGGGGAGGGATGAAATTGATTTTCCCAAAGGATGTTATGCTTGCAGAGCTCAGCCTAGAAACAATAGCGGAAGAATTTTCTAATTCAAATTGATAATCATTTATTTTTATTAACCGCCAAGGATTAACGGACGTCGTCCACCTTTTATCTACATTATCGTACACATAAACAACATTTACATAATCATCAAAATCCCCAGAAGAATCTATTACATCTTCAACAAATACTTCTTGCCCATCCTGTATGACCTCTGTGTGAGTTTCGCTAAGGTTTATTCTTATGGATTCCTTTGCTTGCAGCGAAGAAGCTGCGCTTAAATAATCAAAAGAATTTATATCTACTTCCTTGTAATAGCCCGACCCGGTCAAAGTTTCTCTTCTTTGGTTAAGCGTTAAGCCCCCCAGATCCGAAGGAGAAGAATTTGTTAGGTTGGATCTTGGAGTGCCTACTATTTGATTTATAATATTCGGATGCCTAATAAAATAACCCGAGACTCCAAAAGACTTTTGAACAATAATGTATTCAACATTGTTTAAAGTATAGCTATCTCCCACCGACCTTGAAGCGTCAGAGTCGTAAACAAAAAACTCGCACACGCTATTTCTATCATCGTAATAAGGTATAACCCACCCACTTGCGGTACTGGATTCAGAATATAATGAATAAAAAAACCAAAAGGTATCTTTAAGCGAATCGTTGGTCCATACCCAACCGTTAGAAGAGCTTCCCTTTGATGACGAGGTGTAAAACCAAAAACCATCGTTTCCTGAAGACTTTCTTAACTGTCCAAGATATATCCAACCGAACTGCGTGACATACGCCCAATCATTGCCAAAAACGCGAACCCAACCAAGCCAGTCTGAGATCTTCCACCCTGGAAACTTCTTCGTGTCTTCGTTAGACTTTAACTCTAACTTATCTACGACCGCCTGTTCGAGCTCTTTGTCTGTTTTCGCAGCCATCACGCCCTTTGCGCTCCAAGATGAGCCGATCATTATTTTAGTCAAAGCCTCTTTTGTTTTTTCTTGATCCTCCGGGCATATATAATGCAAGCCTCCATCGTTTCCAAGAGAATCTAAACCTTGGCTTGAAACATTTACCTCATCCCCTCCTGCAGAATAGCTTATTTTGAAAGTGTGTTTTGTTGAATCTTTTACATAATAAGCGGTGCTACCTCTTCTACTCATGCTAATCCCAGAAGGAAGAGATCCCTCTGTTGTAAATCTAACTCTATCTCCGTCGGCAAAGCCGTGATTAAATATTGAAAACGTATTGTCTGACAAAGACAGCTCAAAAGGAATTTTTAAAGAAAAGCCTCTCGCTATTACATTTTGTCCCTGGGGCCCTTTTTTTGTTACCTCCGAGTTGTAACCAATAGAGCATTCAAATTTAATTACCTGAGGAACTAAAACAGACTCTATTTCGGCATCCTGATCAAGAGAGGAGCGCTCAAAAGGAGCTCTTAAGTTTATTTTCTCTTCCGTAGAATTAGCTAGACCAGTACATACTGTCAATTCGACCATAGATACGAACGGCTCATCAACCATATGCTTATCTAACAAAATATATGGGCTATATACATCAAAAGATTTTTTCAAAACTCTATCCTGACCAGACTGCTCAAATTCATATTGTTTTGTATAAAAATTTACATCCAAAACCCTTCCGCTCTTTGACTTACCCACCCTCATTTCATCAGAAACTTCGAAAATTGATCCGGGATATAAATATGAAGCCTCGACAGAAGTCTCAAAAGAAACAGTTTCTGTTTCTAGTTGGGTGGTAAACAGAACCCACTTGGCGAGTCTTCTTGCTTGACTGGAGGATGTTACCCCAAAACCAAGAGTCTCCTTTTCTTTGAACCCAAAAGTTCTAACTGCATTTTTATCTTCTTCTTGAGCGGTTGCAGGCTTAAAGCTATCATCTTTATTGTTATATCTAACGATAGAGCTTGTTATTTTTTGATCCTTACTTACCCCAGAGTACGAAAAACCATCTTGACTTACGTTTGAATTATTAAATAATTGAATAGGATTCTTATATGAATCTTGAATCGCCATTATTTTTCCATTATAAAAAGTAATAATCCCCCTAAATACAGACGCCATATTGTTAATAAGCTGAAGAGCTTCCATTTCATCAGTTATATACAAGTTAGAAGTAAATCTTGGCTCGACTATAGCATGATTGATTTGAACCGCGCAACCACCAATCGTCTTGATAGAAGCTCCCTCTTGAAACGATGCACTCAAACCGCTTAAATCTGGACCCGAGACAATGACAGTGCCTCCCCCACTTTTATTTGGATTGCTTGATATAATGTCTCTCTGTTCTATTTTGATTTCGCCAGATAACTGAGTAGCTCTTGATCGCAATTGCTGTATGGCTTCGCTTTTATTTGTTCCCGTCAAAGCCGAGATATCCTGGTTTCTTGATGGAATAAAAAAAGCTATCTTTTTCCCTTTGAATTGGTTTCCCGTTCCAAAATCTTTGATAAAATTATCGGAGCTATATGATGCTTGGTCTATAGTTATGCTAAAAGAGTCTAGTTTGCTATTCGGCTCAACCACCGAGTTAAAATTTATAGGAGAACCAGAAGAGGTTTCTATTTCGTAATCGGTTCTAACCAATTCGTCGCAGTATTTTGATATTCTATACAGCTGCCATCGATCGATATATTCTTCATATAGACCGTACTTCCCAACCCCATATCTAGCATTAGATAATAAATCATAAAAAACCCAAGCAGGATTATCCGTCCAATACTTGTCTTCATCGCTTACAGAATGTATGGACGAAAGAGAATCCGGCTGCCCCTTAAACAATCCATCCCAAGGCCCGTCATAATGCTTTGAGATTGGATCATAATTCGAAGGAATTAAAACTTTCTTTAACCTCGCATGATAAGATCTATCGGGTAAATTTGAAAAATTCTTACTGTCGAATTTGAGTTTGACGATAGCGCTATAAGGATAAAGCAGAGGCTCTTCTACGTATTCAGCAACGGAAGATAACTTTAAACTTCTGTCTCTGCCTATTCCCCCTAACGCTCCTTTTACCGAGGGATCATATTCATTGCTTAACTTTATTAATTTAAAAGTTATACCTTTAGAGCTTATTTTTGGGCGATCAAATTCAATAATAACATCAAAAGCATACATCGAAGTGCAGAGGCCTGTAACAATAAACCTATTGCTTTCGTCGGTGGTTACGGCTCCGTTCAATGAATCATCAAACTTAACGATACAACCAGAACTTGGAGATAAGACATTGTGTTCGACATAGTCCTTTTCCATTAATATTGCAAATTGAACATTGTTTTCCTGATTACTACCGTCATCGTTCTGTATCGACAAAGTTGTGTTCATTTCAATTCGAATTTTGTTAACGTTTTTGTTTGCCACAAAATGAGCTGCTATTTTGGCTCCGTTTTTCTTTGCGCTTTCTACATCAGGCCTATGCTCGGCTCCCCCCTCGTTTTTTGTGTAGGGTCCGGCTCCATATAACAACACGGAATGATCAACAACAAAACAATTAAAATCTGAAATAATCAAAGTGTCTTTTTCTTCTCCTGTTTTGATCACAGGAGCCTCGCCATTTTCATTGAGTATATAATTCGCAGTTCCAGTCTCGGCTTCGCTTATTGGGGTATTCACAACAGGCACATTGTTTAAAAAAATACCCTCCCGAAGGTCGTAACCCAAGACCTTCTGCACTAGTCTCTCAATAATGCCAGAACGACTAAGGTTTATTAAGTTCCCATTTTGATCACAAAGTCCAGCTATCGGACCTTCACTCAATAAATCCAAAAACTCTATCTCGGTATAAGACTCTAAAACATGAGGCTTTCCTGGGACGTTTTTTCTTTTTGAGAGTTTGTGTTGAGATATATTTGTTGAACCTATTTTTAATCTTCCATAACCTAAAGGTACTGCAACGCCTTGACTTTGCCTATTAGCTATTCCCTTGAGCAAATAAGATTTTGTTGTTGTAGGGGTTTTTCTTTCGGGCGGCTTAAATAACGCTTTCATTATCGCCCCAACAACAAAAGACACAGCAACGGCTACAACTATTTTACCAACAAGAGTTAATCCGCCCGCAGTTGTTCCACCAACAAACATAATTGACATTATAACTGCCGCATTGCCTTGTGGCGCGGGAACAATATGCATTTCTTGCTTCTTGTCCCTTATCTCAACCATAGACTCGGAGATCATATGCTTTTTTAATTCTTTTTTTGATGAAATATCGGTCGGAGATTTATTTAAAACAGCATAATCAATACCGCCCGATTGACTTTTGGCAAGATACTCAAGAAACCCCTCCTTGTTAGCGTCTATAGCGGCAAAAACCTCCACAGCTGAGTCCGCGTTCAAGGTCCACTTTCTACCAAAGCGCTTTCCAAGCTTTCCATATAAATATACTGTTTTCATTTAACCTTAAACCTTAAATAACTATACACTTATATTGCCATATATACCAAATTCATCATCCCTAATGCTATAGATCAAAAATGGGATACATAATTCATCAGAATATAACTTATCTGTAATAGATGGATTTACTGAGCAATTCACATGAGAATGATAAACATATAAAACTTTATTTTCTATAAAAATATTTAAATTAATCATAAAATGATGCTCAGGAAAAGGGCTTTCGTTTTTGCAAGGCAAAACCTTTAGGCCTGAAGTAGACTCAACGATCAATCCGCAACTCTCCTCAGTTAAAGACCGCAAGCAATAAGTCTTAACCTGTTCGAGTATAGTTTTATGCAGCTGGATATCTTTCTGTGCCCGGGAAACCTCCAAACCTTAATCCTTTATGAGTTATGTTTATTTTGTTATAATCGGTGATATTCCTAGACCCGCCCAAAGAATCCAAATGAGACTCAGAGAATCTTTTCTTGCAAGAGTCTATTGTTTTCTGACATTCGTCTTTTACCCAGTGATTATTGTCAAAAAACGGTATATGATCGGATGCAATAGCGTGGGTTTTTATACATAAAAAAACAACGGGCGTAGATTTATAAGGGTCAGCCGAGCTTTGTGGAATTATTTTAACCAATGAGCCAGAGTCGTATCCGCCAGGAACTAGCTCGTTATCCAAAAACCCATGCTTGCTCCACTTGGGAATATCGTCTAATCCATTGCCGTAATTGTTATGGGCATATTTCTGAGTTAGATCTCTGCCTTCGCTATCTTCTATAGCTAGGCCTTTGTACCCACAACCAATAGAGCATCTATACATCCAAGAGCAGTGAGACGGCATTACTATTCTTGCTGGAACACTTGATCCTTGAAGCTCTAATGAAGACACAAGTTCAAAAGTAATTACATTTTTGTTTTCTATTGTTTTCTTGTTTATAAAAAATATATCATCAGGAAAGTGTGAGTTTGGATCGGATTCGCCAAAAGGATTCTTTCCTGATTCGTTTAAATTCCTATTTTGAAAGTTTTCATCATCAAGAAATTTAACAAAAGTTCTCTTCCTGGTAACCTTGCAATTGGCGAAATCTTTATTAGATCTAATAATTTTAGATAAAAGCCCCTCGGGGTTAGCTATTGAAATTGTTGGCCTTGGAAGCCTTCCGTCTGACTGACTCTCAAAACCCTCCATTTTTACAGGTAAAGGTTGATAGGCATTCCCCTGCCAATAAACAGGGTTGCTTGAATTCTTCATGGGGCAAAACCTATATATAGCATCTGCGCCCAGATTAACTCCGTGTAAATCCTTAAGCATTTCAAAGTTTGACTGAAGATTGCTAAAATCGATTTCGTACATATCCACGACCGAATCGGGAGTGATTGAAATTAATTGCTTATTAAAATTTGATTCTGATTTTGCCATAATTATTTTTCTGCTGCGACGAATATTTTCAACTCACCTTGTTGAAGATCGCTTGAAGCAGAGCTTCTTATATATAAATCTCCAAAATAGTATTTATTTACAAGACCAACAAGAATAACGTCTGAATTATTGTCTATTATCTCGTCTGTAAATCCATCGATCAACGAAACATTTACGTCCGAGTTATTTATTCCATAAAACTCAATATCAATATAGCCTTCCTCTCCTGCCTCGATTGTGGTCTTTTGATTATTGATAAAGAAATTCTCAATCGCAAATTTACCGCACTCCCTGTATGCAGTATTAAACGGCTCATTTACTCCGGATTTTATTTGTCCTCTGTTGTTTTGAAAAAAAGTGTTTGGAACTGAATTAACTATTTCGGATCTGTAGTTACCAGGGGAACCCGTGACCACCGTAAACATCTGCCCGCCGTCACTAACGCCAGGTGTATAAGACTTGCTTAGTTTTATTGTTTTGCCGTTTAGACCAAAAGGAAAACCGGCAGACGGAAGGCTATATATGTAATCTTCTCTATCAAGGCCTTCGCCAACAAAAGGAACGTTTGCGCCTCCGCCCTGCCCTATAATAGAAAAAGTCCCAATGTCTCTCTCTATCGCTTCTGCACTAATTAACGTCAAGGGCTTATCTCCTATATTCATCAATTTAACCCTGCCCTTTCCTTTTTCTCCGGGAATTATTTGTTCTCCTTGGTCCTTGATCGAAAACGACAACGGAGAGGTGAATATCAATTCTCCCTCTGCCAATTCTGGAGGAGTGTCTAAATTGGTAAAATCCTGCTCATCTATATTAAATGGAAACTGCTCGAATCGAGCAGATATGCTATGATTATTTTTGTAATTATAAGTGTGGCTCCACTCCTGACACACAAAGTTTTGCTTTCTATTGTATGGGGCGGGAGGCGTAAAATTAAAAGGTTTGTACCCTAGTCTTTGCTCAAGGAAATGAAGTATAGCGTAAGCTTCCTCATCATCTCTATTGTTGAACTGTAAGTCCAAATTTAAAAGGCTTTCATTTATGCCGTCGTTATAAATCTGAAGGTATCCTCCTAGTTCTATTTCGTTCATTCTTGGCTTTTGATCAACGCTTAGTCCTAAAGATGGCTTCCAAAAGAAATCGCGAGTCCAGTAACCTGTATGTAAATCTTTCTTGTAATCAAGCCTGCCATTAAAACCCGTAGTTATCTCAGAAGGAACTTTATTACTGGTACTTGAATCGCTGTGCCAATAATAGTATGAATGGTTTCCAGTATAAAAAGCTACATCATTTTTTTCGTAAACCATTGTCGGGTCAAACGTTTCTGCTTTCCTTATGAACAACTGCTCGGATTTCCTCAATGAAGAAGTATCCAAGTTTCTGAGCTTTAAACTTATATTATTGCTGTTCTCAAAACTTAAAGCATGATTAAATTCTGAGCAATAAAAAGTCTTAGCTTCATTTTCTGTCGATCGATAAGGATTAAACATCGCGTTTCCGTCCCATCGAAACCCTGATATTCCTTGTTTATATTTAAGATTAGGAGAGGAGGCGTCAACCTCTAATTGCCCCAAATGGTTTTCTACAAAATGTATTATAGAATTAGCTTCTTTATTTGTTCTGTTGTCGAATTTTAAATTAACCTCAAACGTTAATGCATTTATGCCTTTTGGCTGCAGAATATAATAACCATTACCATACTCATGCTTTATATTATTTGCCTTAAAATTAACTGTTGATCCATAATCTGCGTCGTAAAAAAACTTATCGCTTGTCCACAAATCTGGATTAGATTCAGGATACGCATTGATTGTTGAGATTGTTAGAACATTAGCAGACGAAGGTTCGTAATTTTCTATAAAACTAGTCTCAGATGTCCCTTTTATTTTTATTGCTGCACCAGTTAAACCTTGAACGGTGGTGCTTGTATAATTTTTTTCTATATTTAATATAGAATAAGTTCCATCGCTAGACCCAGTAGACCCAGCTATATTTATTATATTTCCAGGGCTAAATGTTGCGTTTAGATCGTCGGGCCTATTAAACTCATCAATAATATAATGAGAATTAGCTGCTACCTCGTGAGGAAGCAATGTAAATCTTTGATCGTCTGAGACAGAGACTCCGCCGCCGAAAACCATATTTTGCTTTGCGTAATAATACAATCCATCACCCGTAGCATAAACAAAATCAAATTGTTCGTAATTTTGCCCTGTTTGAAAAACCCCGCTATAATTAACAAGGTTTCCCATTCTTCCTTCAGAAGCGTCCGAGGCTGGAGCGGAGATTGTCATGATTATTTAATTATCTGCTTTACAGACACTGAGCCCATCGCATGCGAGCCCTCTGATATTGAAATTGACTGACTGTGTATCCTTCCAGAACAAGAGAAATTAGCGATCTTTTCTCCCTGCAAGCTGTACAAAAAAGCCTGTATAGTAGAGTCGCTTAAGCCTTCGGGAGTTGTTCCTGATTGATAATTTCCGTCTGGATTTAAATTTCTTATCATATCGTTTGATTCTATATTCATCTCGGCTTCAATATTTTCAATTGATACGCGAGTAGGAACCACTCCATTCGCGGTTGTATTAATAGAGGTATGTTCGCCGTCTTTTATATGATTATGTACCTTCCTTCCCACTATTATATTATAATTTAATTTAGATACCTCAAATTGTTTTTTATTTGCGGTGTCCATATTTGTATTGCTTGCTTTTATTTCTCCAAATGATTTAAGTCCATGAGCAGGATCAATATTTAATTCTTGAAACCTTCTATCTACTGTTTTTAATATTGTACCATATATATCATAACTTGCATTAGCTTGTATAACTTGAAAAGGAGCTATACTAAAACTAAAATTAGTTAAATACATATTATCAAATAAATAACGACCAACTATATTTCCATCAATAGGATTTTCACTCATACCATCTTTTATTTCAAACAATCTATCAATAGAATTAATAATATTATTTTGTTTAAAAAATTCAGCAGTAATTACAAAAGAAATATCAAGCTTGCCGCGAAGACCTGCGGTAGCTGCAAAATTAACAAACTCGGTTTTCGCTCCGACTATCGAGAGATCAAGGTCTCCGTATACTCTTTCTGGTTCTAGAGTTGGGGTTATTGATAAATTAGCAGACTGAACCATTAGGTCCTTGCCTCCCAAAGAAATCTTACCATCTTCAAATCTTAAAAAAGGCTTGCTCATATTACTGGATTATGAAGGGTCTCATATGATTTATAAGTTAAAGATATACTCATTTCTCCTTCGACCGAGGATGTTATAGATTCGCTTATTAATCTAGCCTTAACGCCAGTAAAAGCATTAATAACTTCTTTTGTTTTAGAATCTTTTATTTGAATAACGACATCGCTTTCTGGAGCCGCTCTGAGACGATCTTTGGTTTGTCTTACTTCGTATTCATTTACAATCATTGTAAAATTAATATCCGTTTCGATTGGATAAATTGTATCGATTTGTATTGGATCATGATTTTCGTAAGTGGTTTTGCTGTCGGCATACCATTCGGCTTCGGTGCCTTTTGGAATTGCATACATTGGTTGCAAATTTAAAGCTCGACTAAAGCTGAAATCTGTTACTGCGTCTGTTGAAAAATCGCTTACGTTTATTGAAATACTGGCCTGGTCAGTAAATTGTATAGGTGGATGAGGCTTGGTAGCTTCTTGAATTAATATTCCGCTTCCTAGATCCCCAAATACAGTGATATCAGTTTCAATATCAGGAAGATCGCCCACTGTACAGTTGACTGAATAACGAGTAATTCTTCCTTTTGTAAACCCAAAACCTTTCGTGTTATTGTCGTATAAGATTGATCCACTTATTTCATTTTCGTCGTAAGCGTACTGCCCGACTACATTCAGATCCAGTATAGGATCCCTGCTCACCATTTTTCTTGAAATCGAAAAATTACCTTCCAGCGGAGCGTTAACGAAAGCATCTATAAATCCTACACCAGCAACCTTGATTGGCTTTTCTGTTATTCCGTAACTTCCATTAACATTTACTACTCCAGAAAGAGCGGTATTGTTTACAACTATAGTTTGTTCATAATTTGAGAAAGTCATGATCAGTCACTCAACAAGCCTCCTGGTCGCTGCTCGTCCATTATCACAGAAATAACTTGTTGTTTTACTTTTTCCGCCAACTGCGTGCTTTTTTCTTGATCTTCTGACGAGTCTTTTGGATTGGCTCCTGCTTTATCATCCTTTTTCTCTGATTTCCCACTTCCCTTGTCCATATTAACCGTTATATTAATATTATTTGTATTTCCGCCAGAAGTTCCAGTTTCTGAGTTTTCTGTTAAGGGGGTCACTGCTCCACCATCATTAAATTTTCCTGCATTTATTCGGTCGAGCATTGGCTTGCCAAGTTGTCGAGCGCTACTTGCTCGAATTACATATTCTCCTTCGCTGAGCATTGCGGGAATTTGATCGATGCCAGACTTGCCAGCTATGTGGCCGCCGTTGGCATAACCATTTATTTTTCCTCCTCTATAAACAGCTCTTGACTCCTGGATAGACGTTGGGCTAAAAGGGCTGTAATTGTCTTTAACGATTGAGCCAAAATCAAAGTCGTTTTCAAAGGGTTGATTTATGCTCATCGCCTCAGTTCTTGACATGCCGGTTTCTAGCATTGTTTGATTTACTGCGGCTGAGTCTATGCCAGAAGATTTGCCCCAAGAATCAAGCATTGATTTTTCTCCTAGTGCTCCAGATTCAGCAAGGCCCTCAAGGCCAGAGGAAACCATACTTCCAATTCCAACACTCAGAGCGGTACCTACGAGCATTTGCATTAAAGCTCTTTTTTTGGCTTTTTTCTCAGCCTCTTTTCTCATTCTTTCTTGAATGATTCCTTTTGTATATTGAGTATCCTCTTGAAGTCCTAGGTTTCCAGATTGTCCGCTATAGAAAAACCCAGACATTGCTTGAGATTGATATCTTCTTCCTGTGTTGTAACCTTCTCCTCCTCCAAAGTTTGCAGCAAGAGCGGATCCTGGCTGAGGCTCGTCTGGCTTACCTCCAGTTGAATAACCTGGAAGTTTTCCGCCTGCGTTTAATCTATGCATAAATCCGCCACCGTATTTCTTCACAGCGTCGCCACCCATTACATATTCGCCATTAGTTACCATTGCAGGAACTCCGCCTCCTTTAGAATATTTTCTTACTCCTCCTCCGCTAGAAAACGGTAAAGCTCCAACGATTGCATCGGCGGCTTTGCCAAGGTATGCTTGTTGAATTGCTCCAAGAAAATTCATTGCAATATTATTCATAACATCGCTCAAGTCATCGGCTTTATTTATTGCTGCTTGCATACCGTCAACAAGGCCGTTTCTAAATTGATTTGTTAATTCACCACCAAGTCTAAACTCCATCGTTTCAGCTTGCTCGACAATTCTTTTTTGAGCGTCCCTAGCTCCATTACGCATTGCGCCAGGTCCGGTTTCGTATTCCCTCTTAAGTTTTAATCTTTCCTTCTCTTTCTCTAAGAGTTCTTGGGCGCTTGATATTTCTGTTTTTGTCTCTGCGTTTATGTTTTTTATTTTTTGTTCGATTTCGTCTAGGTTCTTTTTTCTTTCTTCTTGCGAATTTAAAAGCGCATCATACTCTTCCCAATCAGCCTCGCTTTTTAGTGTTATTTGGCCAGTCACCATACCCTCAAGCCTTTTTTCCTTAAGTTCGTCCCGTTTCTTTTTTGTATCCAGTCCGGCGAGTTTGTCTTTTTGATTTTCTTCGAGGGTTGTGATTTTAGATTCTAATTTAAATCTTTTCTCGGACATTGCAAAACTTTCTCTTTCTCTACCGGTTTGATATCCTGGGCCTACAGCATTCAACCTTCTTGCTGCGGCAACTTGTTCGGTAAAACCTCGGATTTTCTGGGAAGACTGAAGGCCTTCTGAAGACATGCGGTTTTTTCTTTCTAAATCTTTTATAATTTTATTTTCTGTCGCAACATAAAGATCTTGGCCCAATACTCTCTTAGCCGAACCTGCTTGTGATATTTTACTTTGTCTTGCTAGAGTTTCGTCAGACCGCTTTTTGTACACAAGAGATTCTATAGCTGCGAGATCTTGAGGGGAAACTCCATCTATCTCTTTTAATTTACCCACAAGCTCTTGTCCGCTCATTTTAGAGTAAGGTTTTGTAACATCTATTCTTGATATTCTGTTTTTTTCGCTAGCCTTGATGCCCATCTTCTTAGCTAAGTCACTCCTGACCGAGCTCTGCATACTAGGAGATCGTTTCACTAAAGTCATTAAGCCCTCCTTAAGACTAGAGTCTGCACCCCGAAGAGAAGAATCTAATTTTTCAGCGGCAGAATTCAGGGCTTTTTTGTATTTTATTTGCGCTTTCTGTTGTTCGGTTATCGCGCCACCCATCACTTTTTCTTGAAAATCTAAATTTTCAGAAATTTGCCGATACTTATCTTTTATTCTTAATTGAGCCAATGCGGATTCTTGCTGTGAAACTAACATCGCTTTCTGATGGTTTAACTTAACAATCAAACCGCGAACTTCCTCTTTTCTTAAATCAGCAGATTCATTTTCAGCTTTTCTTTCCCCAGCCATAAAAGACTCAAACATGACTTTTTTTCTTGATACATCAGCTTTCTCTAATTCTTTGGCATACTCTTTTCCCGTCCCTTTAAATTCGCTGCCTGCCTCAGCTCCTTTTGCAGAAAAAGTATAATCGGAAGGTAATGCGCGCAAGGCGTCTGAGAGTTTAGAATCCAGATTAGTATTCATAATTTCATTCATGACTTTAACTTTTCCTTGAGCTTCGGGATCTTTTTCTTTTTTGTAAATCGTTGAACTTGTTAAAGGATCAAAGCCTTTTGCGACGTTTATGGTTTTTGAATTTTCTTTTTTTATTTCCTGATTAAGTCTATTGTAGCCCTCTCTAAAATCTTTTAAATGTTTCTTAGCTTCTGGGAAATCTGAGAAAAGAGAAACTAAAGAGGACCCCATGCTTTTTGAATAGTCTAAATCGTCTTTCGCTTTTTTAATTGCGGCCTCTTCAGCCTTGCCTAACCCATCAACTAATCCGTATAAACCTCCAACAGTAGCTCCTATAGCTGTGCCCAGCGGACCAAACATCATTCCCATTGCTGCTCCGCTACCAGCCCCTTGTAGAAAACCTCCGGTGGCTGCGCCAGCCGTACCCCCAATTGCGTCTTGCGCAAAACCTGCAGCCATAGGCAAGCCCATCATCAAACCCATTTGCCCACCAGTGCTACCAATCATTCTTCCCGCCCTCGTTCCAGCAAACCTTGAGCTTGCGTTTTGTAGCCCAACGCTTCTCGCGGCTCTTTGCGTAGCTGCTTTTAATTTTTCTGTGGTCCCAATTAATTGATTTGTTTTTTTGGCTACTCTGTCTTGAGCGCTAGAACTTACGTTGTATTTGTTCCCAAGTTTTTGCATCATCTCTTGCATTTTCTTATGAGGAACCCTGCCCGTTTCAAATCTTTTTATAACACCGGCAATAGCTTTGTTATACTTTTTAGCGTTGCTCTCCGTTTGGGATTGCGCACCACTACCTCTATAACCAACCACGTCAGAACTTGTAATTTCTGGTGCATAATTCGGCACGTATCCATTTGCAGCGCCAAATACATCTTTCAATCCATTTGGTTCGTCGTCTGTATTGGTTACGCCCAGACCGATTGGATTACTTTTATTCATTAGTGCTGAATGAGAGCCAATTCTTATTTTCGAAACAGGAACGCCAGCTTCTTTTTCTCTACCTATTGCATCAGATAATGGGTTGGCGAAGTTGGGGATGTATCCGTGAGATTTTAATTGACTATTTAAACCTACCCTAGAAAATTTGCCGCTTTGTAAAGACTTAAACCCTGCCTTGCGAAGAAGAGTTGTTTGTTCTTCGTTGCTACTACTCCATGGTTTGTCGCCAACAAAAAGGCGGCCATCTTTTCTAGACAATATACCTTTATTTAGATCAGATGTTTTGCTTAAGTTAGGAGCGCCAGCTTTACCAAACCTAACATCATATATTTTTCTAGCGAATGATTTAGCATTTTTTATGTTTGTGTTTATTTTAGCTTCAGCACCTTTCCTACCTTTGCTACCAGGAACCCCAAACAATTTATATAATTCTTTATTTCTTGGCAAATCAATTCTTGCACCTTGATCTTCTGTGATTTTATCGGTCTCTCCCACACCGCGTATAATGCTTTTTGCCACAGCCTCAAAGATATGGCCCGAAACAACAGCCATTTTACTTTTTGGTAAATCACTGTTCATATTTGATTTATCCATAGAAAAAGTATCACCTAGGGATAAACTATTTAAAATTTGATTAGTAACCTCAAATCCCTTATTTTGAAGTTTTTCATTTATTTGGTCTTCGAATCTTTTTGAGCCTCTTTTTTTATCTGATTCATCTAAGGTGTAAAAATCAAAAGCGACTTTAGCGCCCTTACCTTGATTGGGATTCGCGGTCTTTTTTCCTTTAGCGGGAGCATGAATATCTGTAAATCCTTTTGGTGGAGATCCGTCAGACCTAGCTTGGTAAACTCCACTATCTGCAACACCAGGAACAACATAATAATAGTTACCAATTTGATCTGAACCTCTAGATGCGGCGAGACCAACATAATTAGAAGAATTTTGATTAATACCATATTGAACTCTTCCCTGTTTAGCTGTAAACTTAGAAGTTCTCGGTTTAATTTTCTTAAAATTAGGTATATATCCTCCCGCAGCATATGGATCAAATCCATGTATACTACCAAATGCTTGTTGATAATTCTCTCCAGCCTTACTTGACTTTGGAGGCATGATCGCAGGTTGACTCATCCCCTTAAAATTCTTTACTTTTTCTGCGCTGTTATATATTACCGAGCCTTCGCCAGGCATATTCATACTTCGAATACTTCCAGCAGCATATCCACCTCGCGCAGCTTGCTCGCGTTCTGGATCTGCAAAATTTGGAATGTGTCCGCCCGCTCTTCCCTTTCGAGGAGCAAGGCTTGCATTGTACCCTTTCGTGTATAAACTAGCGGCAACACTTTTTGATACAGAGTTCAACATGTTAGCTTCAACAACTTGAGCCTTCAAGAGTCCAAGGATTATTTTTTCCTTTTCCGTTCTTGAAATATCGGTTCGCAACATTTCCTTGCTTATCGCTGCGTTTTGCCCAAATAAAGTAACAAGAGAAGTTTGTATTGCTTTTTGTTTATGAGCTTCGCTTGTTACCCCAATTAAAGATTGCAGACTTTGATTCGCATAAACCAAAGCTTTAGCAAATAACTTTATAAATACTGCGGAAATAACGACCAACCCTGGACCAGTTATGATATTACCCAAGCCCTTTAAAAAACCTTGAGCGAAATCGCTACCAGTGGATTCTCCACCGCCAAGCATTTCATTTGCTCCTTCAGCCAGTCCCTTGAAAACATTCAAAACCTTTTCCATTCCTGGAGCAAGCATGATTTCTCCAATCTGTGCGCTTAATTCTTTTAAAGCTATTCCGGTTTCTGTGGCCATTGCAGACATGGTCTGCCTTAATTGATCGTTTTTGTCTATAGCTTCTGTGGTGGCCCCTGCAGAGATTTGAGTAGCGTTTGCAAGTATACCGTTTTGCTTTGCAGCGTCACTCAGTACAGCTTTTAATATATTGATTTGAAAAACTCCACCAACCGTCTGAGCTATTTGTGCTTTTTGGGATTCCGTAAGATGATCAAAAGTGTTAGCGAGATCGGTTAAAATTCTTCTTGCGCCAATCGTATTGCCTTCCAAATCTCTTACAGCGATACCCAGATTTTCCAATTGATTTAAAGTGTCTGTTCTTCCTATTCTTGTGAAAATTGTTTTAAATGAGTTTCCGATTACTTTACCACCTCGAGCAGTTTTTTGTTGTGCTGCAGTAACCAGACCTACCAACTCATCAATATCCACTCCAGCACTTTTCGCAGCCTGACCCGTTCGAGATATCGCATCAGCAAAATCTTCTGCACTAACAGCAAATTTTACATCAACCGCAGCGAATTTACTTACAAGTTGAGTAGTGTCTTTTATTTGATCTCCATAAGTATTCATGGCCGCAGTCAAAGCTTTTACTGCGTTTGCAGAATCCATTCCAGTTAATCGAGTCAAAATAAGAGCGTCTCGAGTTCTTTTTAAAGACTCCTCCATCGTCAAGCCTTGACGAGCATACTCGGTAGCCGCTTCAGCGGCAACGTTAAAAGCTGCTCCGGTTTCCTTGGCGGTTTTAAATAAGCCGTTTGAGAATTTTTCTAAATTCGCTGTAGATAAATTCATAACTACATTGATATCAGCAAGAGCTTTTTCGACTTCAACAACATTTTTAACTAAAGCTTTAAAGCCGTCAGCTACTCCATTGATTATCGCCATACTCGCGCCAAACGCAATGATACGAGCGTTAGCAGCTTCCATAGATTTGCTAAACTCGTCAGCTCCACGCTTCATATTCCCAAGCGGCTGGGTAGCTCCCTTGTCATCCACCGTTATTTTGATCGGTGTTTTGCGAATACGGTTTACAGCCGCTTGAACAGCCGCTTCAAGCGGCTGTGTATTACCTTGTACGTTGAGATTTATAGACATATTACCTTATTCCGTTATAAGGTATTAATACACCAAAACTATCCTACTCCATGCAATTTCATTAAATCTTCCATATTTAAAGTTCCGCCCTTCTTTTTGGCTTCTTCGTGAAGACTTACCCCTCCCTTAGGCTTGTCCACCCCAAGATACTCATAATCCTCATCCTTAGCTCCAACTAGAGTTCCAGCGCTACCTTGATTTAGTTTGTCTTTGGCTTTGTCTCGCTCTTCTTTTGAGGAGCCTCCAAAGTCTAACAGTTTCGCGGGATCTTTCCTTATATTATCTGGTATATTTTCATTATTATCAAATATATTTTTAAATACTCTAGTATAAACTATTAATCTTATTTGATTGTATGTTAAATTACAAAACGGTTTTCCATAAAATTGCATACTGTCTTCAGCAAAACTTAAATATGGATTATAAAAATCTTCTAATATAGTATATTGTATATTTTCTTCATTAAAGCTCTTAAAGACATCGTTATAACGAGAAACTATTTTCTTTAAATCTTGATTCTCTAATTGATCAAATTCATCTTCACCAAATAAAGGAATCAATAAATCTTTATCTTTATAAAAACTTTTAATCATATAAAAATCATTTAATCTATCTTTTGCATATTTCTCGCAAGTGTTTCCAACAAGAGACATCCTCTGAGCGAGTTTTTGATTCAGTGCGAGGGTTTCTTCTTCTATTGTTTTTTCTTGCTTGTCAATCTGGTTCTTGATAACCATTTTTGTTTTGGCGGTCTTTAAAGTTTCAAGAAAA